CTCTACAAGATAGTCTATCGGTTAAATGATGAATTACATCTCCTTTAAAAAATAATGCTACATGATTTAAATTTGGATTCATAATACTCATTAACAAAACATCGCCAGTTTCAAGTTTCTCATCAGGTCTAAGTTCTCTAAAATTAGTTCGCCAAGCACAATCTTCAAACATTGGTTTATCATTAAATTCTTGAGGTGTTAATGGTCGATTCCAATCTCTAAGTTCTATATTTTTTTCTTCTTTATACCAATCTCTTACTAAGCTCCAACAATCAGTAATACCCCAAACCCATTGACGACCTAACAAAGGAGGTTTATATCCAGATGGTTCTAAATATGCCCATTGTTCTGTTCTTGGGTTAACAATATACCAAGGTAAATTACTATCTTCACAACTAATTTTATCTGCTTGACTAGGTGTTGGAGGATCTATTGGATGACTATGAAATATAGCTGTAATTTCACCAGTATTATCTGCTTTAACATAATCTTCTGGATCAAGGATAAAACACTGATGATCTGTCATAGAAAGATTACGACAAGGAAAATATTTTAATTTTCCTCTAATATTCAAAACAATACCTACAGCTTCTCTAGGATCTTGGTCTTTCGCATGAACCAATGCATCATCTTGCCAAGTCATTGCGTAAACGTACCAATAGCAGGGAATAATGAACGAGTCGCCTGACGCTTTGGAATACGAACTCCAGCGAGATCTGTGGGTGCAGCAAGCTCAAATTCAACTGTTTCTCTAGTTTCTGCTGATTTACGATCAATAGAATAAATTTCTTTTGGAAATTCTGCGGATGGATCTGCTGTAGAATTTACTCCATCAGCAAAATTATCTGCATCAATAAATTTAGCTAATGTTCTGATTCTGGTAACTGTGGCTCCCGTCAAATCATTTCCTGCTGTTATTTGATTTACATCTAATAAAATCGAAGAAATTAAACCTGTAGCATTACTTACTATTAATTTTGGTCGAGGTAGTTGTCCTTTTTGAAAAGCAAAACCTGATGCCTGTATTGGAAATCTAAGATACTCTACTCCTTTCCATTTGATTTTATTATTTGCATTTAAATTACTACCTGCATGAAAATAATATATTGTACTAGCACCATGTAATGCTGAATCTAATTTAAGTTGAAATAACTCAATAATTGCAGAAGGATTTATAGATTGTAAATCTGCAAATGTACTACTAAATGAAATATATCTAACACTATTATCATAAACTGTTTGGCCTACAACACTTGCCCAATTTGGTTCACTAGAACCAGTAGTACCTGCGGTAGTTACTTTAAAAAATAATCCGTTATTTGCAGAAGTAGGTGCAACTATCGCACCTAGAGATAAACTAGCACTAGCAGACCAAACAGTAGTCATTACGAAGCAGGTTCAAATACTTGTCTAAAGGTGGCTTGAATTGTAGCTCTATTGTTATATGGTATTGACTTACTCCAATTTTCGCAAACAAATTCAGAAGATGAACTTTCTCCAGGTGGGGTAAAAGTAAAGCTATCACTATCATTTGCTCTAGCATCTAAAAATGTTTCTATCTCATCTGATTCTGTTTCTGAGACATTAAAAGTAAATTGAAAAACTTTTGGATTTTGATGTTGAGCTAAACCAAATAAAATTCTATGTTCATAACCATCTGCAAAACGAACAGTTCTAGTAAATGGTGCAGACCTTTTCTGTTGTCCATATGTAGGTTTTATTGAAGGAAATGTAGCCATTATGCAAGTAATCCTCCTGGTCTTTGTTGCTGTATTATTTCAGATTGTACAGCAGAAGAAATAAGTAAACCAAGTTGTCTACCTTGTTCTTCATCTCCTTGTACATTAGAACCAGAAGCATCTACGTTTACAACTATATTTGTACTACCCATAGCATGATTTGGTGTAATAGTTCCAGATACACCTGGGCTAAATAATTCTGGTCCTCGTTCTCCTACCAAATAACTACCACCTCCCATTACAGGCCCACCACTAGCTCTTCTGCCAAACATTCCTGATCCTCGAACATTAGGCATTGATCTATCTATAGAAGATATGCCAAAAGATCCAGGTAATAGATCACCACCACTAGGAATACCTGTAGCAGCAACACTTGTATTTGTAGCCCTTGATAGAGGATTTCCTAAAGGACCAAGACCCATAAAACTTTTAAATATACCAAAAATACCTGATCTTATTTGTGCAGCTAACATTTGTGCAGCCATATCCAAGAAATGATCTGCTGTACGTTGAAATAGATTTCTTAATGCTTGTTGTGCTGTCATAGAACCACTAACAATTCCCTTAAATGATTCAGAAAAACTATCTCCAATACTTTTACCAAGAGCATCAACTTGAAAAAGAACATCTGATAATTTTTCCATTTCATCAATAGGTGCTTTCATTATTGCTAATCTTTCTTGTTGTTCTAATCTTCTTGTTTGTAATTCTAAAATAGTTCTTGCATTATTAATCTCTTGTTGAACTCTTAACTCATCTTCTGCTCTTTGTTCTTTTCTTATATTTCTTAAACGACCTTCTGCTCCTACCCTTTCTTTAATTTGCATATTTAATTCTTTATTCTTTTTTATAGTGAGTTCTAAAATTTTATTTTCTGCTGCCCTTGCTCCTTGTGTATCAAGAATTTGTAATACAAGTCCTGCCTGTTCAAAACCTAAACTTTTTGTTATTTCATCCATTTGATCTAATATCGAAGCACTATCTTTGAAACTGGCAAGCATATTAAAAGTAGCTTCATCACCAAATACTTTTATTAAAGAAATACGAGCAGCAGCACCAAATTGTTCAAATGCTTTGAGTGCCTCTAATGCTTCTTCTTTAGTCATTCTCATTGATTCTGCAAATTCATTAACTTGTCCTGCTGTAAAACGAGATTGACCACCAGTTGCAGCTATTGATCTATTTAAATCCTCTATAGCTTTATTAAATTCTCTAGCTTTTTCTATCTGAGCAGCAATTGCAGTAGCTGCAATAGAAGCAGCAAAACCACCACCAGGTGCAAGTGCTCCACCAAGACCACCAGCTACAGCACCAAATGCAGAACTGATACCACCAGCACCGAATAAAGCAGGAAAACCTCCACCAATCAATGCACTACCAACGCCACCTTTTAATCGACCCATTGCACCGCCTTGCATTGCAAAAGGACCACCTTGTGCATTTTTACCAAAACCTAATCTATTTACTAAAGGTAATCGTGGACCAATTTGACCACCTGCCATTCCAAAATCTCCTCCAGGAAGAAAACTAAAAGCAGCAGATGCTTGCTGTTGCGTTTGAATTGTTGCGATCTTTGCAACATTTTTTGAAATATTTCTAAAATGTTTATCTCTAGCCTTACTTTTTATTGCTTCAATTTTTGCTGTTTTTGTAACTTCTGTTGCTCTAGCACTAAAAGCACCAAAACCACCTTGTTCTCTAATAGCTTGTGAGGCAGCAATATTTTGTTTTACTCTTCCAGTAAACATTGATGTAGCTTGTCCTGGACCAATTGGACCTGAGTACATTGTTCCTGGCCTTATACCTTTCGCTGCCATATTTTGCATCTTCATTTGAAAAGTAACTTGTTCTAAAAGTTTTGCTCTTTTTTCTAATCCTTTATTAAATTCTTCATTAGCTCTTACAACATTTCTGGCTGCATCTACAGCTTGTGGAGTACCTAAAGTGGATTTATTAAAAGCTGCATTAGCTTTATTGACCATCATGCTTAAGTCGTTAAAACTTTGACTAACAGGTCGAATATGTTTAGGACTTAATGAAGCGAACCTTTGTATATTTTTATTTGCTGCATTTATTCTTTCATTAGTTTTATCTAAATGTTTATTAAAGTTAGTTAACTGTCCTGCCTTTATTTTTACATCAATATTTATTCCGTAATTAGCCACTTGCTACAAAAAACCAAATATTAAACCTATCTTACCTTCTTTTGCCTTTTAAAGCACTAACTCTTTGTGTCTCCTCTTGTCGTTTTTTATATTCTTCATGTTCTATCTCAGCATAAGCAGCCCAAGCTATCATCTCTTCAATAGTCAAAGTTTCACATAACTCAGCTACAGTTTTATGTAATTGCTTGGCTAGACTAAATATAAATTTCCAATCACCATTAGCTTTTCAAATCGGCTTTAGCCTCTTTTACCTCCTTATCAGCACCAGCACTAATCATTGCTAATTGAATTTCTTCAAGAACATTAGCTTCAATTTCTCTTCTCAATGAAGCTTTATCTCCATCTGAAAA